TTGAAGATTGAGGAAGACGGCATTTACTGTACGCAGCAGGCACTGGCCGAACTTTTCGGGGTGTACCCGCAGAACATCTCCCAGTTGACGACTTCTGGGATCATCGAAGCGGCTCCACCTGGCAGAAACAATCTTCTTCAGACTGTTCACAGATACGTTAAGCACTTACGCAGCAAGGCTGACAAGCGGGTTACTGGTGGATCTGGTGACTTTGCTGACGAGAAGGCCCGATTGACCAAGGCTCAGGCTGATATGGCTGAGATGGAAGCGGAGGAGATGTCGGGTGAGTTAGTGAGACGGTCTGAGGTTGTGCAAGAATGGCAGGCTATCTTGATGGACATGAAGTCGAAGTTGATGGCTATGCCTAGTAAAGCGGCTACTTTGGTCGCAGATGAAGAGAATCCGGCTGTCTGCCAGCAGATACTGGATAAAATGGTTCGAGAGGCTTTACAGGAGTTAAGTGGGTATGTCGGCAAGAGAAATGCTACTGAAGGCAATGGAGGTACTGAAACCGCCTCCGAAACTGACAATATCTGAGTGGGCTGATGAATTCAGGCGATTAGACGGTCAATCCTCTGCTGAACCCGGTAGATGGCATACATCAAGGGCTGAGTATCAGAGAGGTATTATGGATGCCTGCTCTGATCCTAGTATTGAGGAAGTGGTAATCAAGGCTGGCGCTCAGTTGGGCAAGTCTGAAGCTATCCTGAATATCATTGGTTACTATATTGACAACGATCCTAGTCCGATTCTCTGTCTACAACCGACTCTGGACATGGCTCAGAGCTTCTCGAAGGACAGGGTTGCTGCTGGCCTGCTGTCGTCTACTCCTTGTTTAAGAGATAAGGTTAAGTCTCCAAGGGCTAGAGATTCCGGTAACACTACTTTGCACAAGATCTTTCCTGGTGGATCACTGACCTTGGTTGGCGCTAATTCACCGAGTGGACTGGCATCTCGCCCTATTCGACTTGTCTTGTGTGACGAAGTTGACAGATACCCTACTTCTGCCGGGAGTGAGGGTGATCCGATTCAACTTGCTCGAAAGAGGTCGGCAACCTTCTGGAATCGCAAGATTGTCATGGTGTCTACTCCTACGAATAAGGGGTCGAGTCGAATTGATGACGCCTATGAACTGTCTGACAAACGACAATACTTCGTTCCCTGCAAACACTGTGATGAATACCAGACTTTAACCTGGACGAATGTTCAGTGGGATGAAGGTAGACCTGACACTGCTGGCTACGTCTGTTTCCATTGTGGCACCAAGTGGTCTGAAGCTGATCGCAGGCAGTCCGTGAAGAATGGTGAATGGAGAGCTACTGCCGAGTCTAAGGTTGCTGGCTTCTGGATATCAGGACTTTACTCACCTTGGACTCCTCTTACAGATGCTGCAAGGGACTTTATCAACGTCAGGAAGAATCCTGAACAGCTTCGAGTCTGGGTGAACACTTACCTTGCAGACACTTGGGAAGATCAGGGTGACGGTGTTGACGAATACAGTTTGATGGATCACCGAGAGGACTTTGGTGAGCTTCTGCCTTCTGAAATCATGTTCCTGACTGCTGGTGTTGACGTTCAGGACAATCGAATTGAGGTTTCTATCATTGGCTGGGGCAGAGACGATGAGTCATGGGTAATTTCACATGAGACTTTATACGGAGACCCGTCAACTCCGCATCTCTGGGCTAACGTAGACACTGTGTTGTTTAAGACATTCGAGACACGCTGGCCGAAGGATCTTCGCTATCAAGGGTGTCGGCGGTGAAGGCAGATCTATCGTAAGTAAACCAACCAAAAACAACGCTGCAAGATGTCAGTTGTTCCCTATTGGTGTCGATACAGCCAAAGAACTCTTGTTTGCTCGCATGAGGATCAATGAGATTGGCCCTGGGTATATTCACTTCAGCGATAAACTAGCTCAAGATTACTTCCTACAGCTCACTGCTGAGAAAATCATGACCCGTTATCATCGTGGTTTTAAGAAACGGGTGTTTCAGAAAGTGCGAGCAAGGAATGAAGCGTTGGATTGCTTTGTTTACGCTATCGCGGCCTATGTTATACTAGGCATAAATGTCAACACGTTAGCGGATCGGATTGAGCAGGCAGAGCCGGTAGAAACGCCGATCAAACCCGATCCTGTTGCAGTAAAGCGTCAGCCTTTCGTGCCCAAGGTTGGCAAGGGCTTTGTGGATTCATGGCGGTAATACATGGCAAATATCTTTGACGCAACAAACGCCCCTGAGACAGAGCCGCTAGAGATTGTCGCTGGCGATTTTGTTCAATGGAAAGATTCAATCCTCCCTGCTGATTACCCTATCGCTGATTACTCTCTTGTCTATGTAGCAAGAAGTGTCACTGGTAGCGATGAGTTTCAGGTAACTGCTACGACTGCTAACGGTTACTACCTGTTAACAATCTTGAGCGCGACTACAGCAGCACTTCCCCCCGGTTTGTATCGTTGGCAGAAGGAAATCATCAAGACTTCTACCTCTCAGCGAGTCGTTATCAAGCGCGGTGAGTTCAAAGTAGTCGTTGATTTGGCCGTATCGGGTGTTGATTCAAGGTCTCACGCAGAGATCATGGTCACCAAGATTGAGTCAATTCTTGCAGGTAAAGCGGATTCTGACGTTCAAAGCTACTCTGTAGCAGGCCGATCATTGACCAAGATGAGCTTTCAGGAGCTATTGGATGCCCGCAACTTCTACAGGTCTGAAGTGATGCGTGAGAAAGCAAAAGAAGATGCCAAGAATGGTCGTCAGGGCGCATCAACTGTAAAAGTGAGGTTCTGACATGGGGATTTTCGATAGATTCCTGAAGAAGCCTGCCAATTCCCCCAAGATTGTGCGCAGGAGTTACCAAGCGGCTAATACTGGCCGTCTTTTCGCTGATTTCACGGCATCTGATTCGTCTGCCGACAAGGAAATCGAGACAGCACTCAAGAATTTACGCAACAGATCACGCGATTTGGCCCGAAATAACGAGTATGTGAAGCGTTATTTGAACCTTCTGAAGACAAATGTGGTCGGTCAGCATGGGTTTTCACTTCAGGTAAAGGCTACCGATTCGGTTGGAAAACTGGACATGAGTGGCAATCAGTCTACCGAAGATGCCTTCAAAATGTGGGGTAGGCTGGGAAATTGCACTGTTGACGGCAAAATGTCATGGGTAGATGCGCAGAAACTCGCCATTGAGACGGTTGCTAGAGACGGTGAACTATTCGTTATCAAGCATCGTAGTGCCAGTTTCAAAGATTCGTTCGCCATTGAGTTCATCGAAGCAGATCAGGTGGATGAGAAGAAGAATGAGAAGTTGCAGAACGGCTCTGAAATTAGAATGGGTATCGAACTGGACAAGTTTAAACGTCCGGTGGCCTATCACATCAAGAGCAATCATCCTGGCGACTACTCTCATACGACTTTCACTGAGAAACATACCTCCCGCATTCCTGCTGACAAAGTAATCCATGTGTTCCTCCCTCTCAGGGCTGGTCAGACCCGTGGAGAACCCTGGTTGGCTGCTTCCCTGTCGGCTATTAAACAATTGGGTGCTTTCAGAGAAGCCGCAATCGTCAATGCGAGAATCGGTGCATCCAAGATGGGCTTTTTCACCTCTCCCACTGGTGACGGCTTTGTACCTGATGACATGGATGGTCAAGTTCCGATCATGTCGGTTGAGCCTGGCACGATGCACCAGCTTCCGTCTGGGGTGGGATTCGAGAAGTTTGATCCTGACTTCCCTTCCAATGAGTTCGAGAGCTTCCACAAAGCAGTCCTAAAGGGTATCGCATCTGCTCTTGGTGTTTCCTACACCTCACTGTCCAACGATCTTGAAGCTACAAGTTATAGCTCTATTCGTCAGGGCGCATTGGAGGAGAGGGACTACTACCGAGACCTTCAGGCATTCATGGTGGATCACTTCATTCGCCCTGTTTACGAGTCTTGGCTTGGGTCTGCAATGGAGATGAATGCTTTCAACATTCCCGTTGCCCAGTACAACCGCTTTGCCAACAAGTCCTACTTCCGAGGCAAGGCATGGAGCTGGGTAGATCCACTGAAAGAAATGAACGCTGCTGTTGTGGGGTTGAAGAACGGCATTCTGAGTATTGAGGATGTGGCCTCGCAGTATGGTAAAGATGCTGAAGAACTCATGGCTCAGATACAGCGTGATAAAGCACTTGCTGAACAGTTCGGCATTAAATACGCACTTGAGCCGTATGGTGCTTCCTTCTCTCAGATAGAGCCTGACGTTTACGGTGGCGATGATGCCTAACCCTACTGATGAACGCTCATTGGATCTGGAACGTCCTTATCCGAACGAACACGCAGCTAGACTGAAAGATCCAGATCAGTACGATGACTTCCGCAGAGAGGTTGATGCCGGTGGCGAAGGAATTGATTTCATCTATGGCTTTAAGGATGACGAGTCTGAGCTTCAAGCTATACGTTTTGACAAAAGTCGCTATACTATTGCACAAGCTAAAGAATGGCTGGATGAACACGATATGGAACCCATTCTGTTTGAGCCTGCCAGTGAGGAGAGAGATATGAGCTTGGAAGAAACACAGATCACTGATGCGGTAACAGTGGTTGAGCCAGAAGAACGCTTTGACACTAATGTAGTGAATCATCGTTCTATGGCAATTGAAGCCTCTCCAATTGATGAGAAGCGTAGAACCGTACAGATTGCAGTATCGTCAGAGGAAGCTGTCATGCGTTCCTTTGGCTATGAAGTGCTTGAACACAGTCCTGATGCCATTGATCTTTCGTTCCTGGCCTCTGGACGCGCCCCTCTGCTCTTGGATCACGATCCTCTCAAGCAGATTGGCGTTATCGAATCCGTCAGTCTCGACAGCTCGGCTCGGCGACTCCGTGCGACTGTACGCTTTGGAAAAGGCGCACTTGCTCAAGAGGCTTTCTCGGATGTAGTTGATGGTATCCGCGCCAATATCAGCGTTGGGTATGCAATCAACAAGATGGAAAAGGACAAAGCCCAGAAAGATACTTATGTAGCTAAAAGGTGGCGTCCGATGGAAGCAAGTTTGGTCTCCATTCCTGCCGATGTGACAGTTGGCGTTGGGCGGTCAGCCGATATTCCACAAGAACCCGTAATCACAGACATTAAATCAAAGGTGAATATTATGTCGGAAGTTGACATCGTGGCTATTGAGGCAGAGGCCCGCAAGTCTGCCCACAAAAACGCAGCTCAGATCATCGAACTTGGTGGCCGTCACAACCAGTCCGAAATGGCTGCTCGCGCAATCAAAGAAGGCAAAACCATTGAAGAATTCCGTGGTGAACTGCTGGAAAAGATTGGCAGTGACCGTGCGCTGGAAAAGCAGGACATTGGCATGACCCAGAAAGAAGTTAAACGCTTCTCTCTGATTAAAGCTATTCGTGCAATGGCTAACCCCAATGACGCCCGCGCCCAGCGTGAAGCTGCATTCGAGTTTGAAGTTGCTCGCGCTGCTGCTGACGCTTATGGCCGTACTCCCCAGGGCATCATGCTGCCGGTTGACGTTCTCCGTAACTGGAAGCGTGACCTGAACAGCAACGATGACGCTGCACTGTTTACTGATGACTTCCGTGGCAACGACTTCATTGACGTTCTGCGTAATGCTTCGTCCGTAATGCAGGCTGGAGCCCGTATGCTGACTGGTCTTTCCGGTGACGTAAAAATCCCGAAGAAGACTGCTGCTTCGACTGCTGGCTGGATCTCGACTGAAGGTGGCGCTGCTTCCGAAAGCGAAATGACTGTTGGCACTGTGTCGATGGTTCCCAGAAACCTTGGTGCCTTCACCGACCTGACCCGTCAGCTCATGCTTCAGTCCTCGCTGGATGTAGAAG